CTGTTTCAAACTGAACCGGCGCATGCAGTCAGCCTCGATTGCCATTCGGCAGATCGTGGCGTTGGCAATGCACAGCACCGGAAAAGATATAATAGAGCCCATGAGTTGTCCCCACTTCTGAATCAGCGGCAAGCCGCCCTCAGGATCAACAAACTTGTGACCGGTAAGAGCGCGCACAAAAAGTGTGGTCTCAGCGTCGGTCAAACCAACAATCTTCCCGATGGAACGGGCGATGGTATCGGACACCCAGGGTGCGAGATTATCGGTGGCAGCGGAATAGTCGCCTGAGAGGAAAGCCTTTCCAGCGGCAAGAACGGTGCCAAGTCGTGACTGTATGTAGTTCGGAGTGATTGGTTTTCCGATGAGTGCAAAAGCTGGATGAGCGTTAAGCACCTTCCACATAAATTTTTGAAGTGGTTTCAATACGAAGTAAGTGAGAGTTGGACCCTTGGAAATCGCCCGAACCTTGAAGGCTTCGGAAAGTCCAACGCCCCGCACCAACGGGTCTTCAACCAAAGCAGCCTGGACGAGTCGGTCATAAATGACGGATGCGTCGGCAACTGTTTCCCGGGAAGAGACGAAGTAGTTCGGTCCCTTTGCGGAAGAGGAAGAAGAGCGGTCAGCGGACGGAGGAGAGATATTCTCAGGGGGATCCAGAGGAGTGTGAGGCAACACAGCATGTCGTTGCGTTTGTAGAAGAACACCCAAAGGTGGTCGCGGCCGAGTAAACTCTGCCACGATTCCAGCAGGAAATGAAACCAGTCCAGTAGGCACCACAGGTGCGAAGGGACCAGAAACTGTTTCGAGGGGAATGTTATTGGGGGTGATATCGACGGTAGGTGGGGTCACCTGCAGTCCTTGTTCCATTAGCCATCGGCGAATCGCAAAAGCGGCTCCGCCTTCAGACACTTTGGAGTCAATAGACGCGCCCGTTGAGGGCAACACGGTCGAAAATCGATCTTTGTCTGTATAGTAGATAGGCGGACGCGCAGTCCGACCTCGCCCGGAGGGGCCAAAGAGTTCTTCACAAGTGCGCAATAACTCCACTTTCACAGTCTCCACATTCATATGCATGTTGAAAACAACAGAGGCAACGTCCTTCGTGTCCGATACATCGGCCCAGTCAGGAGTAGGGAGAGAAATGGTGACGGGCGCGGGACGCGCAGTCGTCAAAGCTGTAATCGATTTGGTAAGCGATGCAGCAACCATTGGTTTAGTCGGCCGAGGCATGCCCTTCTTCAAGTTCGCGATAGTAGTCAG